ATGATGCGTGGTCTTGCTCCACTTAGAGGCGTTCTAAGAGAAATAGCAGGAGACGAAGCCGCTGGACAATATACAGCAGCTTTGTTACATAACATGGCGGTGCCCGGAGTTATTCTCTCACCAAGAGATGATGCTATGGGTGGCCCAACTAGAGAAGAAGCAGAAGCTATTGCTGATATGTATAAGCAAAAGTTTGGCGGTAAGAACAGAGGTGCTCCTATGGTCTTGTCCGGTGCTATGAATGTTGAAATAGTATCTTTTTCTCCAGACCAAATGAAGTTAGCGGAATTAAGAAGAATACCGGAAGAACGAGTATCTGCTGTACTTGGCGTTCCAGCTGTTCTTGCAGGTCTTGGTGCCGGTCTTGATTCAGCAACTTATTCAAATACAAAAGAACTAAGAGAGTTCTTTACCGAGTCAAAAATGGTCCCAATGTGGAACATGGTTGCGCAAGAATTGACTCATCAATTGTTACAACCGGAGTTCAATGCTAACGAAAACCAATATTGTGAATTTGATGTTGGTAGCGTAAGAGCTTTAGCTGATGACAAAGACAATCTCTATAAACGCATGAATACTGCTGTACAAGGGGGTTGGGTAACAATTGGCGAAGCTAGAAAAGTTGTAGGTCTTGAAGCTGATAACAGACACGATGTTTATCTAAGACCACTCAACATGATACAGGTTACAGAAGATGGTAGTCCACTTCTTAATGACCAACCTGCTGAAGCTATCCCAAGTAACGATGATGAGAAAAAATTGACAACTGTTGACTTACCGCCAGAAGTAGAAAGAGAAGATGTTCCAAAACCTACACCTACTTATTTAAATGAAGAAAAATATATTGCAGAAATGCCTAATGGTGCTTACTGTGTTATTAGTCATGATGACGGAGAAATAATAAAATGTTTCGACACAAGAGAAGAAGCAGAAAAGTATTTAAATAATAAAAAAAATGGTTTGATTGAAGAAATTAAAGTGTCTTTAGAAGAAGCAGAAACAATGTACGAAAAAGGTGACAAGTTACATAGTCCAGAAGAAAAAGCAAAAGATGATACTAATTTTCCTAGAAGTGGTGATAATCAAAAAATAAGCTTATCTAATTCACAACATCCTCAGTTTCCTAGTTATGCTTATGTTAAAGACTTAAAAGAAAACTGGCCAGAAATTTGGAGAAGAGCTGGTACTGGTGGTAATCCTCCTACTTCATTTACTGGAAATGATGCTTTTAATAAATGGACAGCATACAAAGGCGGAGATAGAAGTGAGTCAACACTTAACTGGGTAAAAAGAAGAGAACGCTTTATGAATCGTCATAAGAAAAACAACAGACTTAACGGCACTATTGCTGTTATGAAATGGGGCGGTATTACTGCTGGTGGTGTTTCACAAATGAAGTCAGTTGTTAATGATTATAAAAAAGTTGTTAGAGAACGCAGAAAAAAATCTCTTGATATTGCTGAAGATATTTTAATGAAACAACTTTCTGAAAGAGTAAGAAAATCTTTACAAAAAAAAGTAGAAGACCATAATAAAAAGAATCCAAAGCATAAAGCTACTTTAAGAATGTTATCAGCAGTATTTAGAAGAGGTGTTGGAGCTTACAGAAATAATCCGGGTTCAGTTAGAGGTAATGTTACATCTGCTGACCAGTGGGCAATGGCCAGAGTTAACGGGTTTTTGAGAGCATTAAGAACAGGTAAGTTTAGAAGAAAACCTTATGACCAAGATTTACTACCAAGTTCACATCCATTGTCTTCCAAAAAATCTGGTAATAAAGCAGAGTCAGTTAAAGTAGGTCAAACAGTTTCTTGGTCTATAAATAAAGACCCCGACCCACCATCAGTTGTTCATGGTGTAGTCACATCTGTGAACAATGAGGACAAAGAAGCAACAATGCAAGTGTGGGCTAGGTTAGAAAATGGTGACCATAAAAAGACTGATAGGAAAGTAACGATGCCCATTAGTAAGCTTAGAATCATATCAGACTTTAGGCAATAAAAAACTAAATCCCCAAATCATAGTATAAAATAGTTAAAACGCACATCTTAATAATCTATTGTACAATTTAAGATTGAAGGATGTATGAACAACGAATCTAAAAATATTGATATAGAGTTGAAAGATGACTCTGGTCAAGTAGAAGCAGTTTTCAGTATATTCAATTCCCTTGACAGTGACGGGGATGTTGTTATGCCGGGAGCTGTCAAATCTGGTTTTAAAAATAACCAAGTCCCAATGGTATGGTCTCACAAATGGGATATGCCAATTGGTAAAGGGACTATAAATCAAGATAACGATAAAGCAGTATTTAAAGGCGAGTTCTTTATGGACACTGAGTCTGGTAAAGAAGCTTATAACCTTGTTAAGAATATGGGCGATATGCAACAATGGTCATTTGGCTACAAAGTAAATGATTCAGAGTTTGCAAAAGCCGATGGACAAGATTCAGATGCAAGATACCTCAAAGACCTTACTGTTTACGAAGTTTCTCCAGTGCTTGTTGGTGCTAATCAAGATACATATACTCTTGCTATTAAATCCAATACAGCATTACTAAAAGAAATCGCTAACGACCCAGAAGAAGGCTCTGAAGACGAGTGTTGTGGAAGTTGCGAAGGCGAAGAAAAAGCAGCTGTTGGTAAAGATATGTATGACAATCCAGCTGAAGCTACCGAAGCTTCAAAAGATATGAGCTGTGCTATTGGAGTACATAGTCATAAAGACAAAAACAGCAAAAATGTTTTTATGCCTTGCAAAACTCACGAAGAGTATGAAAAAGCAATTGGCAAGGGTTATGACGATGATGACAAAAAAGGTTACGGAGATGACGAAGATGAAATGAAGTCATGTAAATACCATGACGGAGGGAGATGTATGAAAGAATATGATGAAGATGGTAAAAAATCATCAAATGAAGATTTAGAAGTTTCACAGGAAGACAGCAAGTCTTTCTCTGAAGAAGTCATAGATGTGCTTGCTGCATTGGATGACTTAGTCGCAAGAGCAAAAGCAATAGCTATGTTACGCGGCGAAGATGGTAGGAAATTAGGCGTTAAAGCCACTGAAGCACTTCGTGCAGTCGCAGACGACTTGCAAGATGCTTGGACCGAAGTTGATGAGTTCATTGGAACTATCGGAACTGAGGGTGCTTTAGAGTTAGAAGTAGAAGAAGAACTTGTGGAAAATGAACCAGCTGAAACAGAAGAGGTAGCTGAGGCTTCAACTGATACTATTGATGTTGAAACAGAAGCCGAAGAAGTTACTGAGGAAGAAGCTCCAGTAGAGGAATCTACTGAAGAAGAACCGGAAGATGAAGCTGCTGAAGAAGAAACTCCAGAAGATAACACTGATTCCTCTGACGATGATGAATTTGACGCAGAGTGGGTAAGGGCACAGCAAATTATTGCTGAATCCTTAGTCGAAGAAATACAAGAAGTATAAGCAATTATAGATTGGAGAATCTAAGAATATGAGTAATCAAAAAGAACTCATGGACAAAATTGCTGCTAAAAGAGCAGAATTAAAATCTGTTTTTGAATCTGATACAGACGGCAAGTACACCTCTGAACAAAAAGAGGAAATTAAGTCAAGAAACGACGAACTTGCTGAATTAGTAGAAGACCTTTCAATTGAGAAGAAAAAATCTTCCAATGAGAAAGCTCTTGAAGAAGATTCAAAGCCAGTTGCAGAAATGCCACTAGCTTCAGAACAAGCAGAAGTTAAATCTGTTGGGCAGCTCTTTACAGAGTCCGATGCTTACAAAAATTATGTAGGCACAGGTGTTAAGGGTATTGACTCAAAGATTGAGACAAAAACAACTTTAACAACCACAGGATATCCACCTGAGACCTTGCGTCAACCGGGTATCTTGGAAACAGCTCTTAGAGACCCAAATGCTGTTATATCATTATTTGATGTAATCAACACAGACCAAAATGCTTTCTCTTACTTAGAAGAGACAACATTTACAAACAATGCAGCTGAAGCTGCTGAAGGTTCTGCTGTTGGAGAAGCAGCTTTGGCTTTCACCGAGAGAACAGAATCAATCCGTAAAATGGGTGTATTTATCCCAGTTACAGATGAACTATTAGCAGACGAAGCTGGTATTCAAGGTTACTTGAACAGCAGACTTCAAACAATGATTCGTCTAAGATTAGACAGCCAACTCCTTTCCGGAGATGGAACTGCTCCTAATATAGAAGGTTTATTGGACGCTGGTAAATCATCAGTTGGTTCATCCGACTTCAACAGTTACTCCGGTAACTTAGGAAGAATTGGTAAAATTTATGATGCAATTACTGACATTAGAGTAAATGCATTCACAGAGCCAGATGCAATTGTTATGCATCCTAACGACTGGAACCAAATCGTTACACAAGTTGGCGCTGACTTTGCTGGAACATCTTCAGCAGGTTATGCAGAAAAGTCACCACTTTTCGTAGCCGCAGGTGGAATGGGTGCTGGTCCAGCTGCTCAAATTTGGGGCATTAAAGTAGTTCCAACCACAGCTATTTCCAACAACACAGTGCTTGTTGGTAAATTCGGCGGTGGAGAAGCAGCTAATGTTGTTATGAGACAAGGTATCGAACTTGCTGTAACTGACAGCCACTCTGATTTCTTTATTAAGAATCAGCTTGCTATCAGAGCTACAATGAGAGTCGGTTTCCCTGTTTACAGGCAAGCAGCTTTCCATAAAATACTAAATATGTAAAATATCTAGTATTTGGATATTTGAAGAGAGCCGGTTAAACCGGCTTTCTTCTTTTTATAGGGTAAAATGATTTCATTATGTCAGAATATACAAAACCAGAAAAAAGCATTTGGAAATTAGCAGACGGTACAGTTTGGGAAGGCCCTCAATCAGAGCTACCTAAATCTAACGCTTCTCTAATAGCAAAAGCTGGACACGAGTATCCAACTGATTGGCTCAAAGAGCAAGGTTGGGGAAAGAAAGCTCCTGCTAAAAAAGCTCCTGCAAAAAAAGCAGCAGCCAAAAAACCTGCTGAAACCAAAGCTGTCAAAAAAGCAGAAGATAAATAAAAGGAGTCCTAAATGGCTCTTTGTAGCGTTAGTGATGTAGAACAATTTCTGCAAGTAGATTTAAACTCTACAGTAGAAGCTTCAGTCACAAATACTTTTATACCCTATGTTGATTCTGCTATTAAAAGATTCTTAGGATATGATGTTGAAACAGCAACACATACAGAAACTTTTGATGGCAATGAACAACAAGATTTATTTTTAAGACACATACCTATAGCCTCTATAACTTCTGTTACTGAAGACGGAAATACACTTACTCAAGGTAATGAGGATGATTATGTATATTATGACAATGGAAGACTAAGAAGAATAGTTGTTCGTTGGTCTGGTATTAAACCAAAAAATATATCAGTAACTTATGTAGGAGGTTATGCTGCAAATGCTATACCTGCTGTAATCAAAAACACTTCAGCAAAAGCTGCATCAAGAATGCTTATGACTGCATTACAAATAAGTTCTAAGGCAGACACTGGTCAAGTAGGTTCACATTTAGCCAGTAACACAGCTGCATCAACATTCGACATACCAATTACTGAACGAATTGGTGACTACGATGTAGCGTATGCAGATGTAGTAATTCAAAATTTAACACCTGTTCTAACTCAAGGGGATATGCTAATATTAAACCCTTTCAAGAGCAGATTCTTTGTATAATTAAAGTATGGTACATAGAAAAGCTCCTTCCCTAGAGGAAGCTAGGGAGCTCTTTCTGTCAGACCCTAATAAAATGTTACAAACATGGGCGGATGAATGGGGAGTGACGCATGAAAGAGTTAGGCAATTAAGAATAGAATCTGGTGTTCCTCAGCGTGGTGCATATAACGAAGAAACTGCACAAGCTATATTAGAAATTATCAGTACAGGAAGAGGTGGTCTTACAACGCCCAGAACTTATGAAGGTCAACCAATTGGATTAGAAAGATTTAAAACATGGATAGAAGAAGAAGAAGGATTAGCAGAAAGAGTATCCGAAGCTCAAAAAACTGCTCTTAAAAATTTAAAAGACCCTATCGAAAAAGAATGTAAATACTGTCGTGAATGGAAACCTGTAGAAGATTATAAAAGAAATCAAAAATATCTTGATGGGTTAACTAGGTTCTGTAAAGAATGTATAATTGTTTTAAAAGAAAAAAAACAAAACATTGGTGAAGAAAAATTAAAAATATGTTTGGCTTGCAAACAAGATAAACCTGTATCAGAGTTTTCAAAAAATCCTAATGCACCAGATTCTTTAAGAATGTTTTGTAAAAACTGTCATAAAGTACAAAAAAGAAAACAAAGAAGACAAACAAGGAAATTCAATGCCTAGATATGAACATCAATGTATAATGCACAAATGTTACTTTGAGTTTGAAGTAACTTATTCAATACACGAAGACCCTTTAATTAAATGTCCAAAATGTCAATCAGATACTAAAAGACTTATAGGAAAAAATGTAATGTTTGAAACACCTGTTGATGTCGAATGGGAAAAAAACCCAAAAGACTTAACAGAAAAATCTTTTAGGTCGTATAACAGGGCAAAGAAAGTTAAATATAGATGGTAAAAGATGAAGGAACTATAGAAAAAATATCCGGTAAAGGAAAATATTTTTTACATTACCACAAATTTTCAGTCTTAGAAGACCCTGTTAATAAAAATAATTTTTTAATAAGTTTATATGTTCCAGTAAGAGATTTATTATTTGACAGACCTTCTATTAAACAAACCATACCTATTCACCCTAATTGCAATACAGTTGATGTAAATGAAAAAGTTAACATGGATATACTTAAAAATATAAAACAAGAATTTGGTGAAAAAGGAACATTTCATTTAAAATCACAGGGTATAAAAATAGTTTGTAAAGATTTAGAAATATCAGAGACTACTAATAGAGTTAGCTTTAAAATATCTAATTTACTACACGAAGGCATTGTTGATGGTGCAAATCTATATCAAACTATTAACAAAATGAAAATAGAAGAAATATCAAAACATTCTTATGTAAAAGTAGAGTTTTATGTAATGAAAGATACATCTATATCAGACGATATAGTATCAACCTTAGATTTAAAACTATCTGTGGACAAACAAATAAATCTAACTAAAAAAGAACTTCATTGGTTACAAGAGATTATTGATGAAACAGATTATAAAGATAAAATTGATGTCATAGATGTACTGTGTTTAATTAACTTATTTAGAAATAACTATTATGACGCAGAAGTCAATAA